GTAGTGCCGACAGGACCATAGTTAGAACCTTGTTCTACTACACTATCTGTCGCATCGGCAAACTCTTTTGCAAGATTAGTTACATATTGCATTAACTGGAATAAAGTTCCAGAAGGTTCTTTGAATGGTAACGGTTGTAATGATTTACCTAAGTCACCCGCAGGACTATTTACTTCTCTCCACTCACCTGGCGATATAGGCTCATCAGGGGCAAGTACACGAAGACCGTGTGCCTTGAAACCCCCTGGTAAGTTTGCAAAGGTACCAGCGTCAATAAGCTGACGCATGGAGGAGGTGGCAGTCTTTGTAAGACCACCTATCAAATGTAAATAACCATATCCATAAAAACCTAAACCTGGGATCATAGTGTAATGAGTAAAGTACATTTTCTTTTTCATTAACATATCATCTGCATCCCAGTTTCTTCTTATAGATAAAACTTGTTCGTCAGTTGTCATATGAACAATGTATGGAAGTTTTAATCCATCTTCATTTTCATAACCTGGTAAATCTATATTAGCATGTACTTCTAATATTTCTACTTCATCTTCTTCTTGACCTGGTTTAGAACTACCTACAATTTCATTAGCACTTTCAGTTGCGCCAGTTTCTTCAATTGTAGTTTCCATAACATCTAAGTCACGGAACATTCCTGCTAATTGTAATTTCTTAACTTGATTTGTTGATAGTGTATATTTGTGTGTATATCTTTCTGCACTTTCTAAATCAGATGCATAATAGTTTACATAAAAGTCACTTGACTTTACAAATTCAGTGCAAGCTCTTTGTTGTGTAGGATCCCAATATGTTTTTTTAAATGCTGTACCATATAGAGAAACATAAAATAATAATCTATCTAGTTCTGGTCCATACTCAGGCATTTGTATTTGTGTTTGCCAATTCATAAACTGACGAACTCTATTTGCCTGTTCTTGTTTTTGCATTGTGTCCAAACCAATTATACGTGTACGTACTGGACCTTCGGTTGGAAATAATTCTTTATAAGTTTTTGCTTGAAACTTTACAACTGCTTGTGCTAATACAGGGTGAGTTGCACTACATGCCCCTGGAAAAGGTTCATCACCTTGTTCATCTTTAAATCCTAAAAGAGTAACACCTTCTTCTGCGATATCATCATATTCTTGTCTTGAATCTTTATCTCTAGTGTAACCATCATATAAATCATTTGCTACATTTTGCAAATCTGCTGTGTCTATCATTTCTGCTAAGTTAGCATCATGATCATCTGTCATCATGTTATCTTCAGGGTCGTCAAATAAACCCATAGCTTCAGCAGCTTCTAGCTCTACATCATCATCTATTTCTACTTCAATAGATTCTTCGCCATCAGGCATTTGCACTGAAGTAATTGCGTCTTCTAAATCTATTTTCTTTTCAATTGCCATTTTGTATCCTTACTAATAATAAAAACGTCCACGTTTACCTTGCTCCACGTACCTTCTATTATATACGTTTTGTTCAGCGTTGTCAAGCCACGTATTACCGCTGTGGTCTACGTACCCGCCATTACGCATCCAGATTAATGCTTGCGTAACTGTATCCATATAGTCATCATGACTACCTGTTGGGAAAGTTCTAGCTTCTTCCATAACTTCTTGTGCCCATGATTTGTCAAAAGGTGCAAATATTCTAGCATTGTGGAACAAACCTGTAATAGAATAAGCTCTTGCTACTTTATCTCTGTCGGGTTGATACTCAAATATAGGTAAACCTGTCATACGTAAGTCTTGTATTAAAGATTGACCTGATGCTTTCTTCTCAACTATGATTGTATCTGGAGAATGCATGTCATATTTCTCTAATGCTTTCTCTCTTAATGTAGGATAGTCCCATCTACCACGTTCTGCCCCCAATAAACAAAGGTTAGGGGCACTAACATCCCCACCAAACACGCCCCATGTAGTAATTGCAGAATAATCTGCAGAAGTCTTAGTAGAAAACGCAGTATCCCACGATTGTATTATGTAATCACACTCAGGTGCGTAGTCATGTACCCAATTTTGCCACCAATCTGCTTTAATTATGTTACCTTCTTCAGAAGATGGCGCTTGTCCGTACAATGCGTCAAACTTAAACGCAGGTGTATTGTTTTTTGTACGTATTATTTCCTCTGTTGTCCAACAAAATCCATTATCTTTGTCTGATGCTGGCCAAAATGACTCACCTAACTCTAAATTACTGTAATTTTCAGTTAAATATCCTTGAGTTATTAGATTTTTTCTAGCATCTTCTAGTTTATCTAGGGATTCTGAGGTATTTAACGCAGGAATCCTTACAACTTCCCACTTATCTGCCATAGGTGCAGAAGATTCTTGCTGTAATAAATAACCTGCTAGGTCATTTTCATGCCATCTTGTCATAACAAGTACAATTTTTCCACCAGGCATAAGTCTTGTACGTAAACCAGATGCATACCATTCATTTAAACTGTCTCTTCTTGTCTTAGAAAACGCATCTTGCTCTGATATAGGGTCATCAATGATTGCTAAGTGTGCACCAAACCCTGCAATACCTGAACCAGAACCAGCTGCTAGGAAAGATCCTGCTTGTTTCTTCTTATGTTCAAGCGCCCATGAGTTTGCCGCTCTGTTATCTTTACGAATATTTATTTTTGGGAAGATTGATTTGTAAGCAGACGTGTTTATAATATCACGAATTGCTCTACCAAACCTAGTTGCAAGATCGTCACTGTGTGATACAGCTATTTCTTGCCAATATGGATTACGCCCCAGCGCCCATGCTGGAAAGTATGTAGATGTAATTAAGGATTTACTAGAACGTGGTGATATAAAAATCATAAGACGATCTATCTCGTCTTTTTCTAATCGCATAAGCTGGTCACACAAAACTCTATGATGTGGACCAACACTAAACGATGGGTTCATTAGCATTACAAATGCTAATAAATCATCACGTGCTTGTTGGATGGCTAGCCTTGTGGCTGCATCCCTATCTTCATTTGTTAACGACATACGCCTTGCCACCCCATAATGCTAACTGTTCGTATAGATTAGCAGGAGGATTACTTGCATCGTACTCCTCAAGTGTTGGCGTTAATACGCGTGTGCTCATACTATCTCCTGTGTTAGTTGAGTTATTTAGTTATCTTAGTTACTTTTCCTACTGAAGGTTTTGCACCATTAGGCATGTTGTATAAATCGTATACATGTACGCCGTTATTGTAATCATACTCTTCTGCAGTTTCACTCCAAGTAAAAGTATTGTTCTTTCCTTGTTTTACTTTTGCAGTATATCTAGTATTACTATATGGTCCTTCAACTGGATGTGACTTAACTGTTTTAATTTCGCCCATTGTTTCTCCTAGAAGTTCATTTTAAATCCGATAGAAAATTTCTTTTCTTCGGGGTCAACACTGACAGTAAACCCATCAGGTATTTTATTTGAGATCTTTTGAAAACCACTTTCAATTTTACCAGAACCAGGTAGTTTTGAAAGACCCCATACACCAGCCGCAAGTATAGCTTTCTTAGCTTCTCTTTCTGCTCTTTCTTGAACAAAAGCTTTAGCTTCATCTAAGTTCATATCCTTACGTTGATTAGACACTTATCTTCTACCTCTTGATAAAAGTTCCGAGTCTCTTTTTTTCTTTCTGTCAGCTTGAGCTTTGTTAGCTTTCTTTGCAGAAGACTTCATTGCATTAGCGGAAATAAATCCACCACGCTTTGCATCTCTTGCATCAGCTCTAGCGTCTCTTTCTTTTTTCTTAGCAGCTTTAGCTTTAGCTCTTGCTCTTCTGTCTTTTTCAGCTTTCATTACTTGGCTGTCTTTAGCTCTTGGCATTCTTTCAGTTACGCCCGCAGCTTTCTTATTAGCTTCTCTAGAATCCTGTTTAGGTTTTTTCTTTATCTTAGGTTTAACTTTCTTCTCAGGCTCTTTTGCTTGAGCGCTTCCGCCTCCCAATGCTAAGTTTTTAATCTTAGTAATAAAAGTTTCTTTCTTTTTCTTTGGTTGATTCTTATTCTTTTCAGATTTCTTTTTAGCAATCTCGCCTCTAGATTCTGTTTTCTTTTTCTTTTTATTTTTTTCTATACGCTTCTTCATTATTTCGTTTCTGCGTTTATTTGCTTCACGTCTTGATTCACTCACGAGTTTATGCCCCCTTCGCTTCTTTTAGTTTTGGTGTAGCGATACGTTTTAATCTTTCAACGTCTCGCGCAATGTCTGCTTCTGAATTGCCTGTCGCGAAAGCATTAGTTACTTCCATCTCGGTAATGTTCTTATCTGTCCACATTGCCTGATGTTTACCTAATAGTTCTAAGGAGCGGATAGCCGCGTTATAATCGCCCTCCTGTTCAGTCTTTTCAGCGATACGTACTAGGCGTCTAAGTATATCGTCCGCTTCAATTTTAGTACGTTTTGTTTGTTCTGACTTCAACTCTGCAATTCGCTGTACAATCGCGGGATTCTTTGTAAAAGTATAAGCGTTGTTAGCCGCGTGTTTCTCAGAGTAACCTGCTCGAATGGCAGCCTGTTTTATATTTAAGTCCTTAATAAACTCGTTGCAGAACGCTTCCTGCTGTGGAGTAAGCTTAACCTCTGAATCAGGTAGTTGCATCTTAGTTGATTTCATTACAGTATTAGTATACAACATTTAGACTTGAATTGCAAGGGCAAATGTTGTACAATCAATATGTGCAGTTCACGCTGCACGTCTCCTGTAAGACGGGGAGGATTAAATAGCGCATCTCTCTCACACAGCGCAACCTCCCCGCAACTAATCTCAAGGGGGCACGCCGGGGCAACCTGCCTCAACTTTTCAATTTTTTGCTAAAATTTTTTTTGGTCTATTATATATAAGACCAGATCTTAATTTTTTTGGGGTGGGGGTCGCTTGGTCGGTTGGGGGGTGGGTATGGAACAAAACAGGAACAAAATCCAGGAAGAACAAAACGAGAACACTTTGGGCCAGGTCCAGGCCCCTGCGACAATTTGACGCATGGCATATTGTCACACCTTTCAGATCTGAATAAAACTAGGGTTTTTAGTGTTGTAAAAATACAACAGAATTAAATAAATAAATCTTAATTGTTCCTTATTGTTGCCTTAATTTTGACACAAAATTATGGGAAAAAGAGGATAAGGAAGATTTAAAGTAAGTTTAAAACCTTCCCTTAACCAAGTTAAACAAAGGTTTAATTATGATTAAGACTAAACCAAGAAAACGATTTAAGGCAATCGTTTGGGTAAAAAAAGAAAAAGTGCCTTTTAAAGTGAATTACAAAGAACAAAGTTTTAAAGACCTAGA